CCTAAACCCAATCACATTTACCTTCAATTCGATTTCGATGCATATCATCCACGAATCATTGGTAAGATGATTCACTATTCACTACCCCAAACATCGGTACACCAATGGTTAGCGGACCAATATGGTTGTGGATATGATGAAGGTAAGGGAATCACCTTCCAAATCCTTTATGGTGGTGTCCCCGATGAAATGTTAGAGGTTCCTTACTTTAAGAAGGTTAAGGAGTACATCGATAAGTTGTGGGAACATGGTACCGAGAAAGGTTACGTTTCGACACTCAATCGAAATATCCCACTTTCTACTATTGAAGACCCGAACCCACAAAAATTGTTCAACTATATGTTACAAGCAACGGAAACTGAGTTAAACATGGAAGTAATGAAACGTTTAGCTGAGAAGGGGATGAAACTACCGATTTTATATACCTATGATTCATTCTTATTTGAATATAGTGTGGATGAGGATACGAGTAGGGCAAAAGAAATCAAAGAAACCTTAGAATCACTTGGGTTTCCTGTCAAGGCATCGTGGGGTTCGGATTACTCAAAAGTTTAATATTTATAGGGAGAACTAATTTTTATACATGGTGTATTTTAAGCAATTTATAAGTGATTTAATAACCGAAGTTTCGTATCGTACCGATAGTGGTATTGTAAACTTGGAAAACCACGACCATATCAGTATCTTATCAGAGGTATTGGATGAGATTGGATTAAGTGATATCAAACACGAATTATTTCAAAATTTATTTGAGGCAGAAAGATTTACAAATCCAATCTTAAATCGAGAGATTGAATACACCGATGCACAGGGTAATAAGAAAAAAGGTTTAATTGGAAACTTATTAAGAACTCCAAAAGAATCTCCTGGTAGACAGGCAGCAGAGAGACAATTACCTCCTGAAGGTTCTGATGCTAGAAATGCGATAAATCAAGAATTAGGTTCTGAAAAGGATGGTAAAACTGATAGACAACCTACTTCAAGTAAAGGTGAGGATGATGACCAGGCAGTTGAAGAACCTAAAAAGACAGTTCAAGGAAAAGCACAATTCTCTCATGCACCTGATGTTGCTAATAGTAAAGATGGTGGTGATAAGAAAAGTAATGAACCAAAACCAAAAAACAAAACTGTATCTAATGTAGATACTAAATCTAGTGAAGTCTATACTGAAACCAATACAGGTATTTCAGATGATGAATTTAAGAAAGGACCTGCTAAACCTATATTCAAAAATCAAGAAGATGAGTTAAAACCAGAAGATTTAGATGAATATTTTAAATCTGGTAAAATACCAATGAAGTATAAGACAGTAATATCTCGTTTAATGAATACTCAAAAAGGTTCACAACAAATTACTGATTATATGACGGGTGTAGGTGCAGGTCAATTACAATCCCAAGCAGGTGAAATACTCACAATGACCTCAATTGGTATGAGTGATGATGAGTTCGAAGGTTTTATACAACTTTTAGAAGATAAAATATCAAAGTATCCTAAAGGCACGAAACCTGTAATTACAAAAGATTGGTTAGAATCAGTAAGAAATGTTAGAGCAATAACCAAAAAAAGATATGATTCTGAATTTGGTGAAGGAAATTGGGAAGTGGAAGCTACTGCATGGGACGTGGAAAATGAATTTGTTGCATTGGGTAACGATAATTACAAAGAAAATAAAGGATTTTCATCTGATATGTACGTTAAGGTTAAAGTTGGTGGAACACCAGTTTTAGATGAAATTTCACTTAAAAAAGATTCTACTGCTAACATCTATAATGGTGTTGTAACTGATATTAAAAATTGGTCATCTAATGTACCTAAGAAAGCAGATATAAACGAGTATAAAAAAGGTGAAATAGAAAGACCAACTCAATATGGTAAAGATGCTCAAACTTTACAATTAGATAAAAAAGTACTTACCTCAAAAGAAGTATTGGCTAATAAAGAGCTACGAATAACACTACAAGCTCTTGGTGTGGTTAATGGTGATGCCAAAAAAGGATATACATTAGACCCAAAGGCTGAAGAAATTATTGATAAATTACAATCCATGCCAGTACCACCACCAGTTGATTTGGCAAGATTTAAGCAAGTGTTCGGAACGGGTGATAAAACTAGATTTAAGAAATTCTTAATTATGCACGCCGCATGCCAACGAGCCAAAGAAATTTCTGAAGGTAATACTGATAAAACTACTGCATTTAACTTTTTAAATAATCACCTTGGGTATGAAAAAGGTGAGGATGGTAAATTTCCAGAAGGTTCAATCAAACGATATCAAAATGATACAATTCAATTCTTGGTTGAAGATGAAGAGGCTAAAGAAGGTTGTTTAACTGCATTGGCAGAAAAATTACCTATGAAAGCACTTTTAGAGGGTGAAGAAAAAATGGCCATAGGTGGATTATCGGCAGACCCTAAAACTTTAAAAAGAGTTTTTGGTATTTCAAGTTATGATGATTTCAAGGCAGGATTAACAATGAAGGAAGATGAAGATGGTAACAACTTCCTTGTTTATGAATCAAAAGGACCACCTGCAAAGTCAGTACCAATTGCAATAGTTAAGGTAAGGCAAAAAGGACAGGGGTATGCTTCAAGTGTAGGATTGGAATTTGAAATTGCAACAGAGTTCGCACAAGAGTTGTATTCTGCTAATAAGGAAGAATATCCACCTGAACCTGAAATTTCTGATAAAGAAAGAAGAAAACTTGGTGTATCGTAAAAATAAGGTTCTTTCCTGAATAATTTTATATTTATAGGGGAATTAAATACTCATATATGAATACACAGTTATTATGTACCTTTACTACAAAGGATAGGTTACAGCAAACTCTTCAAGATATTCGTGAAGTTTATGTCATAGTGTATAATTACATCTATGTACTTCAAGATAAATCAAACTTGGACGAATTGTTTGTTACTTATAACATCAATACGGATTATAAGCCCCAACAACCGTTAGAGGATACTATACTGATTCACCGTAAAAAAGAATCAAACACCCTATATACAATCAATGCATTAAATCAACTTGTGAAAGAAGAGAATGGAGGTATTCTTGATAAATCCTTTATCGTTGATTGGCAGAAATTCAGAAACTCGATTATACTTACTAATACGGAAGGTACGAAAAGAATTCAGACTCGTATCTTCGAGGTTATAGAATTTAATCAAAATTAAGAATAAGAAAATATGCTACTAAAAATTGGTTCAAGAGGAGAACTCGTAAAGGATGTACAAGAAGTTGTTGGTGTTGCAGCTGACGGAATCTTTGGTGCAGGTACTGCTGAAGCAGTAAAGAAATGGCAAGCCGCAAATGGTTTAGATGCGGATGGTTTAGTTGGTAGAGGAACATTAGCAAAGATGGAACTATTGGATACCGATAATGGTGCTGGTGGTGCAAACCCTGAAGATGCTAAAGGACTTTACACAAAGAAACCTTACACAACATCAAATGGTTTGGAAATCATTGAATACTTCATGCCAGACGATGAATACAAAAAAGGTCCTATCAACGCAGAGTGGGTATTTATCCACCATACTGCTGGATGGCACAACCCATACAATTGTATCAAACAATGGGATGCGGATAAAAATGGTGCAATCGCAACTGAATTCGTAATGGGTGGACCATCGGTTAAAGGAAACGATGATAAGTTCGATGGTGAAGTAGTTCAAGCATTCCCTGCTGGAAACTGGGGATACCACTTAGGTAAGAATGGTTCACAAAAGATGCACGTAAACTCTATTGGTATGGAGGTGTGTAACTTTGGATATGTGAAAGATGGTAAAACTTATGCTGGTACAACGGTTGATGATTCACAAATCGTAACTTTGGCAAAACCATTTAGAGGACACTCTACTTGGCATAGATATTCAGATAAACAAATCAAAGCATTGGAACAATGGTTGAAGTTTATCGCTGAAAGAGATAACATTGATATCACCGCTGGTTTACCTGCTTTAGTTAAAGAGAAAGGTGCTGATGCATTTGAATTTAACGAAGATGCATACTATGGTAGAGTGAAAGGTGTATGGACTCACACTAACACTCGTAAAGATAAGTTCGATATGTTCCCACAACAAGAACTATTGGATATGTTAGTATCACTATAAGATGAAAGAGAAGTTAAGAGTATTGTGGTGTAAACTACAAGTGGCGTTTTTTGAAACTATACAAATGTGGTAAGTTATGAAAGTTTATTGTAGAGTAGTAAATAAAGCACTGGCAGGAGAACCATCTCATCGAGTATTTCAAGTTCAAGATACACTTGAAATTATTGAGTATGATGATGTTACTCATACTTTACAAAATGATATTCAGAGAGAATCCGATATCTTAAATGATGTAGAATATGTTTTAAAGCATATGGGACATTATTGTGAAATCATTTATAACGATAATGGGTATCATCGCCACACACTAATCTTAGAATAAACAAAGGGGGGAAGAAATTCTCCCCTTTATTTGTTTATGTAAAATATTTTTCGTATATTTGTGCTAACAAAATATGAAAGAGATGATTTCAGACAATTTAGATTACGATGGAATGGGAAATTTTGGAAGATTTCCAGCCTCCGAAAAAAAAGTAAAAAAGAGTTTGGAATTGTGGAAAACTTTTCGTATATTTGTATCAAATAAATCTCAAAAGCCCACTAAAAATAAGGTTTTTTGATATTTATATATGGTGTAGGAAAGACACTTAAATAAAACCAATAAAACAATTAAACTTTTAAAATTTAAAAATTATGGCACTTGATTTAAATGCAATCAGAGGTAGACTGAACAAACTACAAAACAACACTAGCCGCAAAGACAATTTGTGGAAACCTACTCCAGGTAAACATCAAGTAAGAATCGTTCCTTACAAATTTTCTCCTGAAAATCCTTTCATCGAGTTATTCTTTCACTACAACATCAACAACAAAACGTACTTGTCTCCAAGTTCATTTGGAAGACCAGACCCAATCGTTGAGTTTGCTGATAAGTTGAAGAGAATGGGTGATAAAGAAGATTGGAAAGCAGCAAAGAAAATGGAACCAAAATTGAGAACATTCGTTCCTGTCATCGTTCGTGGTGAAGAAAATGAAGGTGTGAGATTTTGGGGATTCGGTAAAACTGTTTACCAAGAACTCTTAGGATACATCGCAGACCCTGATTATGGTGATATTACTGACCCAACAAGTGGTAGAGATATTACTATTGAATATGTATCAGCGGAAGATGCAGGAACTTCTTACCCTGTAACTACGATTCGTATCAAACCCAATCAAACCCCTTTATCTGAAGATAGTTCAGTACAAACTAACTTCATGGAGAGTCAAACCAATATTACTGATATCTATTCAGAGTTATCTTACGATGAATTGAAGAATGTATTAGAGGGATGGTTAAATCCAACTGCAGAAGAAAGTGAAGAAAGTGTATCAGAACAAACTCTAAGTACACCAACTTCTACAAGTACACCAGCTCCGGTAAGTACACCAGCTGAACCTGCAGTAGAAGATAGAAAAAAGTTAGATGACGTTGCATCTGCTTTTGATGATTTATTCAACGGATAATACTTAATAAGTTACACTTATGGCGAAAAAGAAACAAGATGATAGTAACGATTTAGCATCGGTACTAGCAGGTGAGTTGAATAAACTCAACAAAGACCAAACAGTTGCATTCTTCCTTGATGATGATAGTGCACCTACAAATGTAGATGGATGGATATCAACAGGAGCAGCAATGTTAGATGTTGCAATTTCTAATCGTCCATATGGTGGGGTACCCGTTGGTAGAATTACCGAAGTAACAGGTTTAGAACAATCAGGAAAATCATTATTATCTGCACACCTCCTTGCTGAAACACAAAAGCAAGGTGGTGTTGCGGTAATGATTGATACTGAAACCGCAGTGAGTAGAGAATTTTTAGAAGCAATTGGAGTAGATGTATCTAAACTTCTTTATGTAACCGCAGATTCAGTAGAACAAATCTTTGAGTTCGCAGAAACTATTATTGAAAAGGTAAGAACCACGAGTAAAGATAAGATGGTAACCATCGTTGTAGATTCAGTTGCAGCAGCTTCAACTAAAAATGAACTCTCTTCTGATTATGATAAAGATGGATATGCAACCGACAAAGCAATCATTATCTCCAAAGCAATGAGAAAGATTACCAACATGATTGGTAGACAGAAAATTGCGTTGGTATTTACTAACCAACTTCGTCAAAAGATGGGAGTTATGTTTGGTGACCCATGGACAACTTCAGGTGGTAAAGCACTAGCTTTCCATGCCTCTGTTAGATTGAGATTGAAGAACATGGGACAGATTAAGCAAAAAGTTGCTGGTCAAGATAAGGTTGTTGGTATGAAGGTTCGTTGTCAAGTTATCAAAAATCGAATGGGTCCACCATTAAGGGCAGCAGATTTTGAAATTTATTTTGATAGAGGAATTGATAATTATGGTTCATGGTTAACCGTAATGAAAGAGAATAAACTTGTAAAACAAGGTGGTGCATGGTATGAATATGTAGATACCGAAACAGGTGAAGTTCACAAATTCCAGTCAAAAGATTTCATTCCATTGATGGGTGAAAATGAAGAATTGCGAGAGCAAATCTATAAAAAGATTTGTGAAGAAACAATTTTACAATACAAATCAAGCACTTTAGATATCGATTCAATGGAACTCGATACTGAGGGAGCAGAAGAAAAATAAGTTATGAGTAAATTAGCAGATATGTTAAGAACATCGGCAGAAGCCGATAAAGCAAAAGCACTCCTTACTTTGGAGTTGTTGGAGAAACATCCCGCAGGGATTGGTGACCATTCAACTGGTGATTTCTATGAAAATGCAGAATCGGCATTACAAATGTTGGTAGATGCAGATGATAGATTGAAAACGATTGATAAATACCTATCAAACGATAATGGTTTGGTTGGTGGAAACGGATACACTACTACAACAACTGCATGATGAAAGACCTCTACAAAAACATTCTGAACGAAGTTGAACAGGAACGAGAAACTAATCACCTTCGAGAAAGGAATAGTAGAGTTCTAATTATTGATGGACTCAACACCTTCATCAGGTCATGGACAGTTAATCCTACTATGAATGAGGATGGTGACCATACTGGTGGGGTGGTTGGTTCCCTCAAATCTATCGGGTATCAGATTCGTGAATTTAATCCAACAAGGGTAGTAGTTACCTTTGATGGTAAAGACGGTTCTAAGAAGAGGAAAACGATTCACGAAGGGTATAAAGCAAATCGTGCAAAGAATCGATTCCGAGTAAACCGTCAGTATCAAGGTATGATGACTGAAGAAGAGGAGCGTTTATCAATGAAACAGCAATTTATTTGGTTAAATGATGTTTTAGATTATCTTCCCGTTCAAACGATGATTTACGATGGTATCGAAGCAGATGATGTGATTGGATACTTAACAACTCAAGTTTTGAAAGAAGATGAAGAAGTTGTAATTGTATCTACTGATAAAGATTTCCTTCAATTAGTTTCAGATAGAGTAAAAGTATTTTCACCTACAAAGAAAAAAACTTACGATAGAGAAGCAGTAAAGGAGGAATTTGGTATCTGGCCACAAAACATTCTTCTTTATAGAACAATGGATGGTGATAAATCTGATAACATTCCTGGTATTAAGGGCTGTGGTATAAAAACTCTCCTTAAACGATTCCCTGAGTTAGAAGAGGATAGATACATCAGTTTTGATGAGTTCTTTCAACTGTGTGAAGATAAGAAGGGTAAAATCAAGATATACGATGATATTCTTGCACACAAAGAGCAAATCTTGATGAATCGTAATATAATGGAACTTTCAGATTTACACATCCCAACCAACAAGAAATTACAAATTCTTGATAGGTTTAGTGGGGAAGATATTGAGTTTGATAAATTACAATTCATCCGAGTAGGTACCAAATACAAAATTCTTCAGAACTGGAGAGATATAAATGATTGGCTTCACTCAACATTTACCAATATTATTAACAAATAGTTTTGATTGTTCACAAAAATTTCGTATATTTGTGAACTCAAATTTAGGTTACTTTAGATGCAAGGACAAGATACATTAGAAAAATACGGACAATCTTTTCAAACAAAGGTTATATCCTCTTTACTAACTGATGTAAGAATTTTAGACAACTTGAATGAAATCATTCATCAAAAATTCTTCGAATCAGATGTTAATAAATGGATTGTATCTGAGATTGTAGATTACTACAATGAGTATAGAAGGATTCCAACCGTAGATGTATTTAAGGTTAAAGTATCAGAGTTAGATGATACGGGATTTCAAAAACGAATTGTAGAACAACTTAAATCCGCATACAACACCTTAGAAACTTCAGATTTAGATTACATCAAACAGGAGTTTTCTAACTTTTGTATTAACCAAAATTTGAAACAGGCAATCATAGATTCGGTTGATTTACTTAAAGCAGGGAATTATGATAGTATTAAGGATTTAGTTGATAAGGCGATGAAGATTGGTATCGATTCCGATTTAGGACACGATTACATTCTTGATTATGTAGATAGAACTGAAATTATTAATCGTAATACGGTACCTACGGATTGGGATGCACTTAACGATGTAATGGATGGTGGATTAGGACCAGGTGAATTGGGTGTAGTAGTTGCACCATCGGGTGTTGGTAAAACATGGGTACTTTGTGCACTCGGTGCAGCAGCAATAAGACAAGGAAAAACGGTAGTTCACTACTCACTCGAATTATCGGAACACTATGTGGGACAACGATATGATACAATCTTTACTCAGATTCCATCAAATCAGTTGATTGATAAAAAAGAAGAAGTTTTTACTAAGATTAGTAAGTTACCAGGTAAACTACAAATCAAGTATTTCCCACCAAAAGGAATTACGGTTAAGAAACTTCAAGCACATATCGAGAAGATGACAGCAGCAGGTAATGCACCCGATGTAGTTATCCTCGATTATGCTGACCTTCTTTTATCATACACCAATAAATCTGATTCTACGTACCAAGAGCAAGGTGGTACTTATATTGAACTTCGTGGTATGGGTGGAGAACTTGAAATTCCTGTTTGGACTGCATCACAAACTAATCGTTCGGCAATTGATTCGGAGGTTATCGAGGCAGATAAGATTTCAGATTCATATGCAAAGGTAATGAACGCAGATTTCATTATGAGTTTGAGTAGAAAGAGTAAAGATAAACTTAACAACACTGCTCGTGCTCACATTATGAAGAATCGTTTTGGACCCGATGGAATTACTTTCCCATGTAAGATGGATACTAATGTGGGTATTATGGAAGTTTACAATAGTAACTCCTCAGATGGTATCATTGCAACAAAGGAAAGTAAGAATGGAGAAGAGATGGAGAGAAAACTCCTACACAAAAAATATGTAGAAAATTTGGGTTAGTATTGAATAATGTACAGACCCAAAAATTTAATAAAAGAAATTTGAAAAACACCAAAGTTTTTTTGAATATATACAATAGTTATAATCACCACACGAAACACGAGGTGGTATAATCTAATAATTTTTAAAAATAAAAAATATGGCAACATCACAAGAACTTTTCGAACAAATTAAAGAACTCTTCGCAGAATTTGAAGAGAATCATGAATCAACCACAAAGGCTGGTAAATCGAGAGCTAGAAAGGCAATCGGAGAAATTAAAAAATTAGTTACGGATTATAGAAAAGCATCTGTCGAAGAGAGTAAATAAGAGACCATATGAGATACGTTACTAAACGAAGCGGAGAAAAAGAGTTATTTGATTTAGAGAAAATTCAGAACGCTATCCTAAAATCGATGGAGGGGGTAGGTAGAGTTGATTTATCTGCAGCTGAAAAAATTGCAAGAAGTTCTGAACAAAGTTTATTTAAATACGAATATCAAAAACTTGTTAGTGTTGATGAAATTGGTGATGTAGTTGAGAACCGTCTTATGGATGCAGGTTTCAACGATGTTGCTAAAGAGTATATCCTATATCGCTCAAAAAACAAACCTAACATCTTCAAAAAACGAGTAGCGTTAAAACCTTACGAATACCCTGAGTTGGTAGAGTATGTTGATGCAATTAGACACTCATATTGGGTGCATACTGAATTCAACTTTACTTCAGACGTTCAGGATTTCAAAGTTCACCTTAATGAAAAAGAACAAAGTGCAGTACAACGTGCTATGTTGGCAATTTCACAAATTGAAATCGCAGTTAAAAACTTTTGGGGTGATATCTACAAGAAAATGCCAAAACCTGAAGTTGGTGCAGTAGGAGCAACTTTTGCTGAATCAGAAGTAAGACACGCTGATGCGTACTCTAACTTAATTCAGGTATTGGGATTGAACTCGGAGTTTGAGAACCTTTTAGAAGTACCTGCAATTCGTAGAAGAATTAAGTACTTAGAAAAATCAATCAATACTGCCCGTTCAGTTGAGAACAAAGATTATTTTGAATCAGTAATCCTATTCTCAATGTTTGTGGAAAACGTATCTCTATTCTCTCAATTTTTAGTAATCATGGCTTTCAACAAACATAAGAATGTATTGAAAGGTATGAGTAATGCTGTGGAGGCAACTTCGAAAGAAGAAAACATCCATGCCGAATTTGGGTTTGATTTGGTAAACATAATCAAAAAAGAAAATCCTGATTGGTGGACTGATGATTTAGTAGAAGATATTATTGATGCTACCATTGATGCATATGATGCAGAAGCAGAAATCGTAGAATGGATTTTTGAAAAAGGTGATATGGATTTCTTAACTAAAGAACAAACCTTAGAGTTTATTAAAGATAGATTTAACAGGTCTTTAAAGGCAATCGGTATCGAGAGTATCTTTAAGACTGATGAAAAAATCTTAGAAACTATTGAGTGGTTTGATGATGAAATTCTAACTACCAAACACACCGATTTCTTCCATAAGAGAAGTATCAATTACAGTAAAAAACAAAAATCGATTACATCAGACGATTTATTTTAAAAAGTTACAATTATGAGCGATAGAAAACCATTTGATTGGATTAATGACCAATCTATTACCTTCTTACAAAGAGGATATCTTAGTGAAGGTGAAGAACCATTAGAAAGAGTTAGAGCAATTGCAGATAATGCAGAGAAAATCTTAGGTATTGCAGGATTTTCTGATAAGTTCTATGATTATATGAGTAAGGGGTGGTACTCCCTTTCTTCACCTGTATGGGCAAACTTTGGAAAAGTGAGAGGTTTACCTGTATCATGTTTCGGTTCAAACATTTCAGATAATATTGAATCAATTCTTTTCACACAAGCAGAAGTTGGTGAAATGAGTAAAATGGGTGGAGGTACTTCTGGTTACTTTGGTAATATCAGACATAGAGGTGCACCCGTAACTGATAATGGTCATGCACCAGGTTCAGTTCACTTTATGAAATTATTCGAATCAGTAGTAGATAATATTTCACAAGGTTCAACTCGTAGAGGTAGATTCTCACCATACTTACCAATTGAACATCCTGATATTATGGAGTTCTTAGAAATCGGAACTGAAGGGTTTCCAATTCAAGATTTAACTCATGCTGTAACTGTTACTGATGAGTTTATGGAAGCAATGATTGCAGGTGATACTGAGAAGAGAGCTGCATGGGCAAAAGTAATCCAAAGAAGAGGTGAGATTGGTTACCCTTACATTATGTTCCATGATACCATGAATAAAAACACGGTTGATGTATATAAAGAGAAGGGAGCAAAAATCTACAACTCAAACCTTTGTTCAGAGATTGCACTTCACAACTCAGATGATGAATCATTCGTATGTGTACTTTCATCAATGAACTTACTTCACTATGATGAGTGGAAAGATACTGATGCAGTTGAAACCCTAACTTACTTCTTAGATGCAGTAAACGAGGAATTTGTTACTAAGATTGATTCATTAAGACATAATGGTACACGAGAAGGTCAAAGAGCATTCTACTACTTAGAGAAAGCATACAACTTTGCTAAACGTCAAAGAGCATTAGGTTTAGGTGTATTGGGGTGGCATTCACTTTTACAATCAAAAGGATTACCATTTGATACAAGAGAAACTGCAAGATTAAACGTAGAAGTGTTCAAACTTATTCAACAAAAATCATACAAGGCCTCGGAAGAACTTGCTAAGATGTTTGGAGAACCTGAATACTTGAAAGGGTATGGTAGAAGAAACGTTACTCTTAATGCAATAGCACCAACCACTTCATCAGCATTCATTTTGGGACAGGTATCACAATCAATCGAACCAATTTGGTCTAATTGTTATGTGAAAGATGTGGCAAAATTAAAGGTAACAATTAAAAACCCAATCTTAGAAAGATTACTTGAAGAGTTGGGTAGAAATGATAAAGAAACTTGGAATAGTATCAAACAAAACGATGGTTCGGTTCAACATTTAGATTTCCTAACTGATGAACAAAAAGAAGTATTCAGAACTTTCGCTGAAATTAACCAAGCATCTATTATCAATCAAGCGGCAATCAGACAAGATTACATTGACCAATCACAATCATTGAATTTGATGGTATCACCTGATATGCCAACTAAAGATATCAACAAACTTCTTATTGATGCATGGAAGTTAGGTGTAAAAACACTTTACTACCAACACTCAATGAATTCAGCACAAGCATTCGCAAGAAAGAAACTTGGTTTGAATGATTTACAGTGTGTAGCATGTGAAGGATAAAAATTAAAATTAAAGTTATGGTAGAAATTAAAAAATTCGAAGCAGATTGGTGTGGACCTTGCAGAATGCTAAAACCAACTTTCCAAAAATTAGAAGAAACTTTTGGAAATTCCGTTAAATTTTCGTATATTAACGTAGATGAACAGCAAGAATTGGCTTCTCAGTACAACGTTCGTTCGATTCCATTTGTAGTAATTGAAAAGAATGGAGAAATTGTACAACAAGTAACAGGAGCACAATCTTCAATGACATACGAAAATATTCTAAACGGATTAGTGTAAACATGACCTCCAAATTGTGGTTTTTTAGTAATAGGTTACGTGGTGAATCCCATCCAAGAGCAAAACTAACTGCTGACCAAGTTAGACAGATTAGAAAATTGTATAATCAGGGATTCTCCACTAACGTAATTGCAAGAAACTTTAAAGTTTCCAAATGGAACATTGAGGAGATAGTTAAGAATAGAACTTGGACACATTTATAAATAAGTTATGACAGTAATAGAAGCAACTTCTCCCGGTGATGCTTGGGTAAAGGTATCAAAACATCTTTTAGAAAATGGAGTAAAAGTAGGTAACTTAACCGAAGAACTCAATGTGATGACTGAAATCACCGAATTCAAATCAGATGATTGGTTTGATGGACACTTCAGAGAAGTAATGGGTGATGATAGAATCGATTATGCTAAGACAGTAACCTTTCTAAAACCCGAACCAAAGGTATCAGATAATCCTTTCTTTGAAGCAGAAGAAGGTTTAGATTATAAGTTTATTAAAGACCACTACCATCAATCTTATTGGGGTAGAATGGTAAGTTGGAGAGGTGAATTTAATCAAGTAGAGAATGTGATTAAAATCCTTTCAACGGGTAAAGCAGTTAAAAGATGTGAATTGATTATCTTTGACCCTACTAAAGATGCACGAAATCCATATTCACAACCTTGTATGATTGCAATTGATTTGAAACCTCGTAATGGTAAATTGTACCTTACTTCAATCATTCGTTCTAACCGAGTATCGAAATCGGGATATGCAGATTATACAGCATTGGTAGAAATGGGACACTTCTTATCAGAACAAAGTGGATTAGAATTGGGTAAAGTAAGTGTACTTGCTTGTTCGTGTCATATTGGTGATATGAATGATGAGAAAAAGAAAACAATCAAGTTATTAGAAATCTTAAACAAATAATATGTGTGGCATCGTTGCAACCATAGGTTATAATACATCAGATGTAAATGTGATGTTAGATGCAATTGAGCATCGTGGTAAGGATTATCGAGGTATTAATGAATTTCAGGTACACGATAAAAAGATAGTTTTAGGACACAATCGTCTTTCCATTAATGATTTATCCAAATCAGGTAATCAACCTATGGAGTACGATGGAATTTGGTTAGTGGTTAATGGTGAGATTTGGAATTATCCCGAACTTCGAAAAGAGTATGAAGACCGAGGATATGAATTCAAATCTAATTCAGATTCAGAAATTATCTTATTCTTATATAAAGAAGGTGAATTACAACGATTAAACGGAATGTTCTCTTTTGTAATCTATGATGGGGATAAACTAACTCTTTCACGTGATTGGGTAGGTAAGATTCCACTTTATATCCACAGCACCAACAAATACATCATTGCTAGTGAGATTAAAGCAATCCAAACACAAGAAGGTATCAATGATGTAAAGATAGTTCCTAAGAACACTTTAATTGAGATTGATTTAGCAACTGATGAATTTACAATACATAAGGATTTCTACTTTAAGTTTTCTAATGAACCAACTAAAGTAACTTCACATGAAGAGGTTGGAGAAACTACTTTTAAGTTGTTGGAAAGTGCAGTTGATAAAAGATTGATTTCTGATGTACCAATCGCAACTTCATTAAGTGGAGGTATTGATTCAGCGATTATTACTTATCTATTAGCTCAACGAATTCCTGATATCAAAGCATACACTATCGCATTTGACCAAGAATCAAAGGATTTACAAAAGGCACGAGTATGTGCCGATGCAATTGGTGTAGAATTGGTAGAGGTATTTGTACCTCGCGATGAAGAAATTATTAAACAACGATTCATGGAATCAATTAGTGTGATTGAGTATCCATCTACTGTTCAAATGGAAGTGGGTATTTTACAATCATTTATCGCAGAAGAAATGGCGAAAGATGGAATCAAAGTTGCATTTAGTGGTGAAGGTTCCGATGAATCGTATGGTTCGTATGGTACATTTAGGATGTTCAGTAAAAAACCTGATTGGAGTGATGTTCGTAAAAATCTATTTGAAAAACAACACTATGGTAACTTACTCAGAGGTAACACCATTTTTATGAATTATGGTACTATTGAATTGAGATGTCCTTTCTTTGATACTGATTTCTTAAATTATACTACCAATCTTACTGATGAGTATCTTGCACATAAAAACCAATGGAAGTTACCACTTGCAAACGCATTCAGAGGTAAACTACCTGATGAGATTCTTGACCAAGAGAAAAGAGCATTCCAAAAAGGAACTAACTTCAAACAATATATTGAAGATATTATTTTGAATGATTCTAATATTAACTTTAATAATAGAAAAAATATGATTCATGTCATTGGAGATAACTTCAAAAAGATTCATGGGTTTTCACATAAGAAGTTAAGAGAAGAAGTTACAAATAACAATGTAGGAATTTATAGATGGATTTAGTTCAAACACCAATAGAAGAGTATCAAGTTAAAGGAAAAACTGTCTACGTTAAACGAGACGATTTAGTAGGCGATGGTATCAATTTCCCTCGTTGGGCTAAGATTGAAGGAATTCGTAGAATCTTAGAATCTGATTACATTGATAAGAATAAACCATTAGTTCACCTTTCAGTATATGGAAGTTGGACAGGGTGGGTATTATCACGATTGTGTAAGGAATATGGAATTGAGTTTATTTCAGCATACCCAACCTCCAAATCATATCCACCTGAGATTTTAGAAATCATTAAAAGTAATGGTGCAAAACTTCACCCAATGAAACCTAATATGATGAAACTTCTTGAGAACAAACTCAGAGGTGAAGCAAAAAGAAATGGTTGGCAGATGTTACCTTATGCGTTTAATCATCCTACCTATGTAAGTTATATGCAGAGTAGAATGAAGGAAGTATTGGAACAGGGTGATTATGACCATTTAGTAGTTTCTATGGGAAGTGCGGTAACTGCATCGGGATTGATTAGAGAGTTCCTACAATATAGTTCGTGGAAAGATATCCTAAAGAATAAAAGACAGGTACACACGATTACCATGTCATCTATCGAGTCTACCAAAGAAATCTTAAATTACAACAAGGCAGGTGATATCAATAACATCCACATCTATAAATCTCCATATTCATTTGATGATATGATGGATGATGTAATGGAATGGCCATTTGATTTAAATGAGTTTTGGGAGAGAAAAATGTGGTTATGGTTAACTGAAAACATTCAGAACCTTGATGGTAAAGTTCTCTTTTGGAATATCGGTGGCTCTTACAAAAAATCTTTAAATTTAAAGTAAAAAAGTTTCATAAAAATTTGGATTTCTCGATTTTATTTCGTATGTTAGTACTGTAATTGAGTGAGAGAGTTAAACCCAAAGATATGAAAAACGTTAAAACTTACGAACGATTGGTCAAGAAGGCTAATCTCGGAATTTGTGAAAATTCAAGAATGCCAAACCTTAACAAAGTTGGTGAACTACTAACTGAGTTAGGAATTAAAAACGATGTAACAACTTGGAGTTGTATGAAATGGACTTCAGCTGCAGGTTACCGATACAACACTTCGGGTGGTACTCGTGAGTACAATGGTTATCGATTGAAAGTTCCTGAAATTAATTTGAATATCAATTCAACCGATACATACTACTCTTGGAACACGAAACAATTCGCTAGAGAGTTGGTAAAATTAATTGAAGAAAAACTTGGATAATTCAGAAAAAAATATTATATTTGTAAAACATTCTAAACCCCTAAAAGATTTAAAGATATGAAGTTAATAAAACAACATGACTGTGAGAACATGATTTGGGCTCTACAAGGTCAACCATTAGAACATGGATTCGATGGTCAAAACTTCCTAATGGAGTGGGATGATAACTCCATTGGTTATGGTGGTAACTCCGTTATAAATAAGTTACTAAAAGATTCTAATGGTAGATGGTCTATCATTAGAGGACAACAAGGTGGTTCTTGTACCGATGAAAGATTTATCTACGGATTTATCGATAAGAAAAAGAGAAACAACGAGGAGAGAAATAGAAGTGAATCCAGCGGTTTAGCTGAGATGGGTGGTTCGGTTTCAACTCATAACTTTAGTACTAACGATATAGTTGGTTATGTAACTCCTGATAGAAAGTTTAGAATAGCGAAATTCGAATATGGATTTCCAAATGGGTTAGAAACATCAGAAGTAACCCCTTCCGATTTTGTAAAACTACAATCATTAAAAGTTAGTATTTACGAAGTTTCAAAGGAAGAATATTTGAATGAACATGGTCTTGGAAAATCATTCAACGGATGGTTTAATAAATCTCTCCTTTTCAAGGGAACACGATTAAGACCTGATTTTTACGGATTGGTTGATTTCGCATCAATGAGATATCAGTTCAGAACTGGTAAGAAATTAAAGTATGAACTTCATGTTGAAGGTGAAGAACCAATTTCACTTCCAACTAAAAGATTTTACTTTCCATGTAATTCGGGTGAACCGGTAACTCACTACTCTCAAATGTTAGAAGTTGAGGATACTGAAGGTGAAACACTCCACACAATTCATTGTGGTTCTGATGTGTATGAAGGAACTCTACATAGTTATGAAACAATCAGAGCTTCTCAGACTGATAAGTTGATGAAGTTGGAGAATATGGCTGGTGGCCAACACATGATTCACCCAACTCACTCTAAGAAGTTAGATTTCCCAACCATCGATGTAATTGATGCTAGTGGTACTTACATTACTACCGTTCCGTTGTTTACTACTAGTAGATGGGATGAGTTCTACAACAATAGAAAATGGTTCTTTGTTCTCACATCTGATTCAGCAGTTCCATTCGCAAGAATGAAGAATCAGTTCTCTAACATGGAGTTTCCAATTGAGTTAAGAGCTTACGTTAAGAGGTTGGCTAAAGAACTTGATTTAGGTCACACGGGTGCCAAAAAGATGTTAAAGAAGATTGAAGATGGTGAAGTTCAGAATTACGTAGATTGTTTACAAGACGAAAATAACCCATCACACGCTACGGTTCTTCTTAATACTGAGAAGATTATTGGTGGTAAGATTGAACTCAATAATATTGTTAGAGAGTGTACTACGTATTCTTTTAACACCGATTTGATTTTCAATTCAAACCACGAACACTTACTTGAGTGGCAGAAAGATGGAATGGATGATGAACACATCACCGAGTTTATCGCCAGATTGGTGATGCCAAGACATGAATTTAAAACATTAACGTGGGTTCATGGTGGTGAATCATCAAACTTAGTTGGTAAACTAAAAGAAGTAATAGAGGGTGGTCGTGTTAATCTTGAAGGAATTGAGAAAATTCAAACAGTTAACAAGAAAGATTTCTACACTACTAAAGGTTACCAAAACGCAACAATCATTTATCAGAAGTAAATGTACGAAGGAGAAGATTATTTCGAACAATTTAAAGGAATGGTTCCCTATTTAGAAATAGATAGGGAATCACTTCAATATATAAAGGATAATTGGACACGTGAAGAGGCTAGTGAAAAACTTGCTGATGTTTGTATGACATACGAACTTCCCCTACGAGAAACAACCATAGAACTGGCACGAGAAGATTATAAGAAACTCAAAGGAGTACGATGGAACGAACTTCTCGTTGATGGTCAATGGTTCCCTCGAAAGGCAGAAAATTTACGTTATACGTTGGAATATGAAGGTAAGATGATGTACTTCAAAAGATACAACGTAGGTAACCGAGCATCTGATTTCTTTCAACAGGCAAATCGTTGGTCAGTAGATGGTTCTCAAGGACCAGGACCAGTTACGACATGGGGTAATCCTAAGTTTATGAAAACTTTAATGGGACCTTATTTCACCTTAGGATTAGAAGAAATAAATCGTAAAACTCTTCGAACTTGTTTATCACTTAGAAAGTACACTGCAGCACAATTCAAACCATCGGTTGCAAAAGCTTTATATGATTACTTCAAGGCAGAAACTATTATTGATTTCTCAATGGGCTGGGGTGATAGATTATGTGGATTCTATACTTCAGAAACAGGAAAGAGGTATATTGGGTTAGACCCACGAAAGGAAAATCATCCAATTTATCAAGAACAAGTGGATTTCTACGAATCAAACAACGGATTCTTTGAACATACTCGAGAAGTAGAAATGCACCAAATTCCTGCTGAAGATTTTGATTACACTCCATACCATAATCAAGTAGATTTAATATTTACTTCACCTCCTTACTTTAATGTGGAGAAATACTCCCACGATAACACTCAAAGTTGGGTAAGGTATAAAAACATTGATGTATGGAACGAGCACTTCTTACATACTGCATTGGGTAAAATGATTCCAACATTAAAAGAGGGTGGAATTATGGCAATCAATATTTCAGATGTATATTCAAACAATGGTAAGGAGAGAACAAATCTTGCTATTGTAAATCCAATGTGCGATTTCTTAACTTCACAAGGAATGAAGTACAAAGGATGCATTGGTATGGAAATGGCAAAAAGACCCAATAGTGGGGGAGCAGGAACTGCACGAGAAACAGGAATCCACAATTGGAGTGAAGAAATGATGGAAAGTGCAGAACAAAATAAATCAGTTGCGTTCGGGGAACCAATATGGATATTTGAAAAGTAATGGGAATAGAAGAGGTATTTAAAAAGTATTACAATATGAAACCCTATCTTCAGATTGAAGAAGATGAGTGGCAACATATTATTACTACCTATGAAAAGGATGAAGTAGTAGATGAGTTAGCAAAATGTCTACATACCTATCCTTGCCCAATACCTGAAATATCCGAGGAAGAAACCTTAAAATCACTCAGTAGACTAAAAGGTGTAAAATGGGGAGATTTGCTAATTGAAAAAGAGTGGTTCCCACGCAACGAAAGAAAATCAAAATATCCATTAACTCCAAAATACTTTAAAAGAGATAATAGTGGAAACAATGCATCAAACCCATTCCATATTGAAAATCGATGGAAGGTAGATTGGACAAGAACCCCATCGGGTTGGAGAACCTGGCAGACGGTAGATGGTATCAAAACTATTGTACGAGCATTTTGGAGTTTGGAAAAGGTTCTAACTAAAGTAGATTTACAAACTATTAGAATGGCAACCACATTACGAAAGTATGTAGCATCTCAGTTCAAACCATCGATTGCAAAAGTATTCTACGATTATTTCAAATCAGAGAATGTATTAGATTTTTCAGCAGGTTGGGGAGATAGGTTGGCGGGTTTCTATTGTGGTGAAACTACCAAACACTATGTTGGTATTGACCCAAACACTTTGAATCATCCTAACTACCAAAAACAAGTTGAGTTCTATAAAAAGAATCAAACGTTTTTTGAGGAACCAAAGAAAGTGGATTTGATTTGTTCACCTGCAGAAGATGTGGATTATTCACAATATGAATATTACTTTGATACAATATTTACTTCACCACCGTACTTTGATGTAGAACGATACTCAGATGAAGATACTCAAAGTTGGGTAAGATATAAAGATATTGATACTTGGAATACTGAATTTCTACACAAAACACTTGGTAAATTAATACCTACCTTAAAAGAAGGTGGTATTCTTGCAGTAAACATTGCTGATGTGTATTCTGCCAAAGATAAGGATTACTTTGATATTTGTAACCCAATGAATGATTTCTTAATTTCTCAAGGTTTGAAATACTATGGTTGTATTGGGATGGAAATGACTAAACGATTTAATTCAGGTGGAGCAGGAAATGCAAAGAGTGAGTATTTCGATGAACATTTGAAAGAAAAAACTGAAAATACAAAAGATATTGCTTTTGGAGAACCTATTTGGATTTTTCAAAAATAAATCGTATATTTGTAACAATTAAAAAAATAAAATAGTTTGTACAAAAACGTATATTACCAACGAGAAAAAAACTTAGTACATCTTTGGGATGACAAACTTGGATATCGTACTTTTCCATATACTCGATATGCATATGAGAAAGTGATGAATGGGGAATATCAATCCATTTATGGTGATAAGTTAACCAAAATTTACAAGTTCAAGAAAGATGACCCTGATTTGTTTGAATCAGATGTACCCGAAACTACTCGAGTTTTGGTAGATACTTATACCGATTCAGATTTACCATCGGAGGGGATTACCACACTTACTTTCGATATTGAGGTAGAGATGGAATCTGGTCTTCCTGATACTGAAAAGGCAGAAAACGAACTTACTGCAATAGGTCTTCATGATAATATCTCAAACCAATATTGGGTATTGGTTATGGATAAGAGTGGTAAGATGGTAGAAAAGAAAACCGATAAGGCAATCGTACTACCATTTACTGATGAACGAGATATGTGTAGAAAGTTCTTAGATTTGTACGAAGGTATTGCACCTGACATCGTTACAGGTTGGAACATTGATTACTTCGATATCCCGTATCTATTCAATCGTTTGAAACGAATCCTTGGAGAAAATCAAGCAAAACGATTATCACCAATTGGTCAAGCATTCTATTCACCATATCGTAGTAGATGGTTTCTTGCTGGAGTAAGTTGTTTGGATTACCTTTCACTTTACAAGAAGTTTAACTATACCGAATTACCAAACTATCGTTTGGATACGGTTGGTAGACTAGAAGTTGGTAAGGGTAAGATTGAATATCAGGGTTCACTTGATGATTTATTTAATCAGGATATTGAGAAGTTCATTGAGTATAACTTGGTGGATGTTGAGATTGTGGTAGAGTTGGATAAAAAACTTCAATTCATCGATTTATGTCGAGGTATTGCACACGCAGGACACGTACCTTATGAAGATTTTGTTTATTCTTCCAAATACCTCGAAGGTGCGATGTTAACTTATCTTCGTAGAAAGAACTTAGTTGCACCAAACAAACCTCAGGATAGAAAAGAAAAACTTGCAGCACTTAAAGAAGCAGGTGAGGAAAAATTCATCGGTGCATATGTAAAAGACCCGATTGTGGGTAAGTATGATTGGGTATATGATTTGGATTTAACATCACTATATCCATCGATTATTATGACACTCAATATTTCCCCTGAAACTAAAATGGGGATGATTGATAATTGGGATGCTCAGGAGTTCCTAAAAGGTGAAAGAGATACTTATACTATAAATGGAAATGAGTTCACACGAGAACGTATAGAGCAAGTTTTAAAAGAACAAAAATGGTCAGTATCTTCCAATGGTGTAGTTTATCGAACTGATACCGTAGGTTGTATTCCTGGTATTCTTGATATTTGGTTCAATCAAAGGGTTGAGTTCAAGAATGAAATGAAGAAATATGGAAAAGCAGGAGATAAAGAAAAATACGCTTTCTATCACAAACGTCAGTTGGTTCAGAAGATTCTACTTAACTCTCTTTATGGTGTACTTGGTCTTCCTGCCTTTAGGTTTTATGATGTTGATAATGCTGAGGCTGTTACCACAACAGGACAGACAGTTATTAAATCAACTGCAGATATGGGTAATATCAAGTACAATAAAGAACTTGGAACTACTGACGTTGATTCTAACATCTACATTGATACCGATTCCGTCTTCTTCTCTGCCGTACCTCTTTTAGACCATCGTAATCCAAATTGGAAAGATGATGACCAGGATACAATTGCTAGTAAAGTAAACGATATTGCTGGTGAGATGCAAGATTATCTAAACGATTTTTATGATATTCTTTCAGAAAAAATCTTTAATGTAGATAGAACTAAACATCGATTAGAGATTAAGAAGGAGTATGTTGCTAAAGCAGGGTTGTGGGTAGCAAAGAAAAGATATGCTCAATGGATTATTTCAGATAATGGTGTACCTGTTGACAAGTTAGATGTAAAGGGGTTAGATGTTAAACGCTCATCATTCCCAAAAGCATTCCAAGATATCATGGCAGATGTGTTAATTTCAATTCTACGAAGTGAAACTGAAGAACAAATTTCGGATAAAGTTTATAACTTTAAGAAAGAAATGACAGAACTTCCTTTTGTAGATGTTGCTAAAAACTCCGCAGTTAAAAATATCAGTAAGTATCTTCCAAAGAAAAGACAACTATTTGAATTGATGAAAGGTACACCTGCACACGTTAAAGCAGCAATATCTTATAACGATTTACTCTCACATTATAATGCACCATACAAATACTCTCCGATGAGAGATGGTGATAAGATTAAGTGGGTGTATTTGAAAACAAATCCACTTGGATTAGATGCAGTTGGATTTACGGGTTACGAAGACCCACCTGAGATAATTGAGTTTATTTCAACCTATATTGACCACAATAAAATCTTTGAACGAGAACTAAAAGGTAAACTTCAAGATTTCTTTGATGCCATCGGTTGGGGAGAGGTAATTTCAGAACAAAAAGTAGCAGAGAAATTTTTCTCATTCTAATTTGTTTATATCAAAATAATTTCGTATATTTGTAACACTTAAAATAAATCTTAAAAGTAAATTATGGAAAAAAGTAACATTAATCGTTTCGTACAAAAGTACAATCTTGCTGGTTTAGTTGAATCAGTTAAGTGGGAAACAAAAGACAACACCCTTACTACTTCCTTTATTTCTGATGATAAATCAGTATTAGGTTCGGTAAGTTTTTCTGATTTTCAATTCGAAGATTCAGAATTGGGTATCTATGATACTTCTAAACTAACAAAAATGTTAGGTGTACTTGATAGTGATATCGAGTTTGCTATCTCAGATGTGAGTGGTAAACCAGTATCTCTCAAGTTTAAAGATGGTTCAACTTCAGTAAACTATATGTTGGCAGACCTTTCGGTTATCCCAAATGTACCTGATTTGAAACAACTTCCCCCTTTCAATGTAAAGATTAAGTTAGATGATACATTCATCTCACGTTTCATTCGTGCAAAAGGTGCATTACCTGATGAAAATAACTTTACCTTTACTTGTAAGAACAATCATGGTCAGATTGTATTAGGACATTCTAATATCAATACTAACCGAATCTCTATCGATGTAGATTGTGAATGTGATGGTGATGTAGACCCAATCTCATTCTCAGCAACTTACCTCAAAGAAATCCTTGTGGCAAATAAAGAGGCAAGTGGTGCAACGTTAAACATCTCATCTCAGGGATTATCTCATATTCAATTCCAAGTAGATGAGTATGAATCAAACTACTACCTTGTAGAAACTCAATCTTAATTATGTCGAAGTACTTTTACGAACGAAGCAAATTTTCCGAGTTTAAATCCAACACAACTTATCATCAGTTACTTTCAATGACTGATGGTGAGTTTGTGGATTGGGCTAAACTCCTTCGTAAGGAAGTTACTGAACAATGGGATGAAAGAGGTACTCCACCAGTTATTGGTAGAGATGAAAGTGGTATTATTGATTCATTTAAGAAACTTAAATCTAATCCTGCTGATTATTGGGAGAAAGATTTAAGTGGTGATGAAGAATCATTAGGTATCATTAAGAACTTCAACAAAGATGCATCCGTTGTAAATCAGTTCTTTCCTACGATGTTAAAAACCAAAATCTCAATTGGTAAATCTGCAGATGGTGGATTATCAATCTATGACCATTTTGGTGACCCTGAACTTGAAGAAAAGTTTGTTAAGATTATGAAACGTGCAGTAAAACGAGATTCTATGTATTCTTGGTCACGTTCTATTGTCAACAAAAGAGATGAAAATCCTTTTTGGAATGGTCAATCGGGTTATGATTTCATTAAAGAAGTTCACGAAGGAAAAATATTCGTTGGTAAATACTCAGACTACGGTATCGTACTTGCTAAAGTAAAAGAAGATACCTTAGGTAATTATGGAACCTTTAATGCAGAATATGTAGGTTTTGGTAATTTATACCTTTCAGGAGAACAGGTTCGAGAGTTACGTGATAATGGGTATTTAGATAATACACAACTTGCTAATGTAGGTAATATCGAAGATGGATATGAACTTGCAGATGGTACAAAGAAAAACTATCACTACCTAATTCGTTGGTATGATAAAACTGATGGAATCTTCCCAAAGATTCTTCAAGTGTTCCGTTTAAGTTGTGGACAACCAGCGGTAAACTTTCCTGCATTAACTGCAAAGTGGATTTACGAAAACTATACCAATCATATCGAACAAGAAGACCCACTTCATATTTACGATTCATCGAGTGGTTGGGGTGGTAGAATTATTGGTGCAATGAGTTCTCGTAAGAAAATTCATTATATAGGAACTGACCCAAATCCCGATACATTTATTCCTGAACTTAACATTTCTCGATATGAGTATGTTGCTAAGTTCTATAACGATAAATGTGTTGATGATTTCTCAGATAAACTTACTAATTTTTTTGATGTAGAGAAACAAGGTAATACCTATGAATTATTCCAAGATGGTTCGGAGTTGATTCAGAATAATCCACGATTCCAAAAGTATAAAGGTAAGTTAGATATTGCGTTTACTTCACCACCTTACTTTAATCGTGAACAATATTCACAAGATGAAAATCAATCTTTCAAGGCATATGGTGAGTATGAAGATTGGAGAGAAAACTTCCTTAGACCAACTCTAACTACAATCTATGAGTATCTAAAAAATGATAGATATGTGTTGTGGAATATTGCAGATATTAAAATTGGTAAATCAATTTACTATCCACTTGAACAAGATTCTATTGATATCTTAAAGGAGTTGGGATGTGAATATAAAGGTAAACTTAAAATGTTGATGACACGAATGGTTGGGTTAGACCCATCTAAAACGGGAATCAAAAACTCAGTAGAGTATAATGGTAAAGTTTACAAATACGAACCTATTTTTGTATTTCACAAACCATGATAAATTTTAGAAACTACATCGAAGCAATTCCTGATTATCCGAAGGATGGTATCATCTATCGAGATATTCAACCTCTTCTAATGAATCAGACGGTATTCAAAGAAGCAATCAAACGAATGGGTAATATGACAGATATACCTGATTATTGGGTTGCATTAGAATCACGAGGATTCCTCTTTGCATCTGCACTATCTTATAAATTTGGTGGTGGTATTCGATTAATTAGAAAACCCGGTAAACTTCCTAACGAAGGTATCTTAAGTGTACCTTATGAGTTGGAATATGGAAAGGGACACTTAGAGATGGCAATCTTTGATGAAGAGGATGCCACTTGTGTAATCGTAGATGATGTACTTGCAACAGGTGGTACAATGGAAGCAGCACAAACTCTTTGTGAAGCAAATGGATTAGAGGTAATTGATAAGATAGTTCTCGTTGATATTGGTATTAGTAATGTGGATGATGTAAAATCGTTAGTATATTATGGCGAGTAACATCCTACTACTTTCAGCAACTCCATTAGAACATGGTAGAAAAACTATTGGTGAATATCCAATACACTTTACTGGTGTAGGAAAGATATCCTCAGCATTAAGAACTACGGAACTAATAAAGGAACATCGTCCGCTATTGGTAATCAATTTCGGTTCTTGTGGTAATCTAAAGAATCACAAAGTTGGGGAGTTGTTAAGTGTAGGTATCGTTCATAACGATATTGATGCAAGACCTTTTGGTGAGTATGGTCAAACACCATTTACTCCATTAAAAGAAATTGGATTAGATTCTAAATCAGATATCAAGTGTTTTACTACTGATATGATTTACGATAGTGGTAGAGGAGATTATCCAAGAAAGTACCAGGAAATGATTCGAGAATGTGATGTAGTGGATATGGAACTATATGCAATTGCACACGTTTGTAAATACTATTCTAAACCTCTCTTATCCTACAAATGGGTGAGTGATGATGGTAACCCTGATAAATGGGAAGAGAACGCAGCACTTGGGTTTGATAAATTTGAACAATATTTTAGAGAAAACTTTATAAAATAAACGTATGTTTTTTGAACAATCAGAAGAACGAGTAAACAATTCACTTTGGGTAGAAAAATACAGACCTAAAGCATTAAAAGATTATGTAGGAAATGAACATTTGAAAGCAAAGGTTCAGAACTACATTGAACAAAAAGATGTACCACACTTACTCTTTTATGGAAAAGCAGGTACAGGTAAAACTACCCTTGCAAAGTTGATTGTAAATACACTCCAATGTGATTACATCATTATCAATGCATCGGATGAGAGAGGTGTTGATACAATCCGTAATAAGGTAAAATCATTTGCATCAACCGTAGGATTCTCAGGTATGAAAATCATCATCCTCGATGAGTTTGATTACATGACACCTGATGCACAAGCAATCCTTCGTAACTTAATGGAAACTTTTTCAAAACATTGTCGATTTATTTTGACCTGTAATTATGTGGAAAAAGTAATTGACCCGATTCAATCTCGTTGTCAAACTTTCCAAATCATCCCTCCAACTAAGAAGGATGTTGCAGTACAAGTTTCTAAAATTCTAACTGCAGAAGAAATCTCATTTGAACCAAAAGGGTTGGTACCTATCATTGATGCATCATATCCTGATATTCGTAAGATTATCAATACTTGTCAATTGAACTCAATTAAAGGTGAGTTACAAGTAGATGTTCAGAACCTATTGGAAAATGATTACAAACAAAAGGTAATTGATATTCTAAAATCAAACGATGATGGTAGAAACAAATATATGAATATCAGAAAGGCAATCGCAGATAGTAAGGCAACTGATTTTACTGATTTGTACACGATTATGTATGAAAAGGTAGATGAGTATGCACCAAATAATACTGCTAATGTAATCCTTACACTTGCAGAAGGACAATATAGATGTGCGATGAGTGTGGATAAGGAAATTCCAACCGTAGCATCAATAATTCAAATTATAAATTTATTAAAATAATGGCAAAGATAGTAGGAATGGGTGGTGACCAAGGAGAACAAACCCAAGGTGGAAACACTAAAATCGATTTAGGAAAATCAAGACCCATCGTTTGTGGGGAATGTGGATATGATACATTTGTAGATGGTGCAAAGTTTCGTAGAATCTCTAAACTAATCACAGGAACACCTCAGGATGTTATCGTCCCAATTGATGTTTACCTTTGTGGTAATTGTGGTGAAATTGTTCAAGATTTACTTCCCGAACAATTAAAAGTACTAGAAGAATTAGATAAGAAAAGAAACGAAAAATAATGGCAAAATCTCTATTTGACCATATCAAAGCAATCACAGGAGAACAAGACCCAAAGTATTGGGAAAAGTTAGATGAGGGTGATAGAAAGACATGGAGTAACTACATGGTATTCCGTTTTCTTTCTATGAATACCGATTGGATTGACTTGATTGCAGAGATACAACCATACGTTCAGAAACTACCCCCTCAAACTCTTTATCGAACTTTGATTGA